CGGCGACGGTGCAGGCGCTCCGGGACCTGCGCGCGAAGTGGCCCAGGGTCACGGCGATCCACATCGAGAAGAAAGCGAACGGCGCGGCGGTGATCAGGACCCTGCGCGACGAGATCGCTGGGGTGAAGGCTTGGCCGCCCAAGGGCGAGCCCATGCCGGGCAAGGTCGAGCGCGCGAACGCGGTGCAGCCGCTCATGTCGTCCTGCCGCTTCCCTGCGGACGCGCCCTGGTTCACGGACTACCGGGCCGAGCTGCTCGGGTTCCCGCTGGCCAAGTACGACGATCAGGTCGACGGGACCACCATGGCCCTGCTGGTCATGCACCAACCCAGGGGCCGGCGGTACGGGGAGAGCCTTGCGCGCGAGCGCGCCACATGAACCAAGGAGAGAACAATGGACGAGTGCCAGAGACAGCAAGACAGGGACGCGGCGGTTGTGGAGCTGGGCCGCGCGCTACAAGCGGCGAAGACGGCAGAGGCGCACTTGGCCGATTGCCAGGCCGAGGCCTCACGCGCCGTGTTCGCTCACACCGTCGCGGAGCAGGATGTCCGCCGCGCACTGAAGGCCTTGCGGGACCTGGCGTGATCGGGTAGGGTCCAGGCGCTGGCGGGATCCGCACATACCCTGCCCCAACGCCCCGTGGTCACGACCGTCCTCGGGGCGTTTCCTATTCCGCCCACGCGTGCTACACCGCACGCATGGCCACTCCGTCCCAGCGCCGCATGGCCCGCGACATCGCGGCGAAGTCCCGCACCGACTCCTGGGTCTCGGCCGTGACCGGGCTCGGCGGGTCGCGCGACAAGTCCATGTCGTACGAGATGGCCTACGACGCGCTCCTGACGCAGCCCCAGATGGACGCGCTATACCAGGGTGACGACCTGGCCGCGACGATCGTGGACGCGCTGGTCGAGGATGCGCTGAGCAAGGGGATCGAGATCATCGGCGAGGACACCGGGGCGCTCGCCCGCGCGTTCGACAGCATGGGCGGGGCCGACCTCTTCGTGGACGCCGCGACCTGGGGTCGCCTCTACGGCGGGGGCGCCATCTTCATGGCGACGAAGGACGCGCGGTACGATCTGCCCCTCGGCGAGAAGCACGGGCCATTGCTCTACCCCCTCGTCCTCGACCGCTTCGAGATGCAGCCCGCGACCTACTACACCGACGCCCTGTCCCCGCGCTTCGGCGAGGTCCGGACCTATCGCATCACGCCCGGGAGCCAGGGCGCGGCGCAGTCCGGCGAGATGGTCGGCAAGGAGGTCCACGAGAGCCGGTTCGTGATGTTCGGCGGGGCACGGACAACGCGGCGCACGCGGCAGAGGAACGGGGGGTGGGACGTGTCGGTCCTGCAACGGGCCCTCTCGGTGCTCCGGGACGCGGGGGCGAACTGGCGCTCGAGCGTGTTCGCGTTGCAGGACCTGAGCCAGTCCGTGTTCAAGATCCAGGGCCTGATCGAGATGATCGCCGAGGGCAAGAAGGACGAGCTACTCACCCGCATGGAACTCGTCGACATGTCCCGGTCCGTCGCCCGCGCGGTGGTCCTCGACGCCGAAATGGAGGGCTTCGAGACGATCGGCTCGCAGAACCTCGGGGCGGTCCCTGCCATCCTGGACAAGACCTTCAGCCGGGTCGCGTCCGTGGCCCATATGCCGCTGACGCGCCTCATGGGCGTCTCCCCGGGTGGCCTGAACGCGACGGGCGAGTCCGACCTGAGCTGGTGGTATGGCCAGGTCGACGTCTACCGCGAGCTCGAGCTCAAGCCGAAGGTCCTGGTCTTCCTCCGGGTGCTCGCCCGGTCGCTCGGGATCCAGCTCGACGGGCTCGACGTGACGTTCCCCCCGCTCTGGTCCATGTCGGCGTCCGAGGAGGCGACGCTGCGGAAGACCGTGGCAGACACGGACGTCGCGTACATCAACGCGGGGGTGCTCCTGCCCGAGGAGATCGCGTTGTCCCGCTTCGGCAAGGGCGCGTGGTCCGCCGAGACCGAGGTGGACCTGACCGTCCCGCGTGACGCAGGCCCGCCCCCGGTCGTGCCGGGGGTCCCCGACTTCGAGGCCGCGGGCGGGGGCGCGGGCGGTGGCCTCTGACGTCCTGACGCCCTACGCCCGGAACGCGCTCGAGCAGGCGATCCAGTCCCGCCGCGCTCGGGCGAACGCCGTGTCCCTGCGCCGGGCCCAGAAGTCCGCGACGCCTAAGCTCCCGCTGGCTGAGGAGCGCGCGCTCGAGCGGTACCTGACCACGCTGACCCGCAGCGCCGCGGACGAGGTGCGCGAGCAGGTCGCGCGGGGCGTCTCGATCAACGACCTGCTCCCGCTCGAGCAGCAGCTCTCGGGGATCCGCGTCCGGCTCGCCGAACGCGTCCAGTCCTCCGAGGTGTCCGAGATCGTCGACGCGCTCGGGCGCCGGGTCAACGCGCGCAACCTGGCGGACACGGCGCGGGTGCTCAGGATGTCCCCGGACGCGCTCCCCCCGACGCTCCGGTCGGTCCTCGACGCCTTCCGCCGGGAGAACGTGCGCCTGATCGGGTCCGTGCTCGACGACCAGATCGCCGAGGTCTCGGAGATCGTCCGGGAGGCGGTGCGCACCGGGCGCCGAGTCGAGGACTTGGCCGAGGACATCGAGGCGCGCTTCGGCGTGTCCGAGTCGAGGGCCCGGTTGATCGCCCGGGACCAGGTGCTGAAGGCGAACAGCGCGATGACGCAGACCCGCATGGTGTCCGCCGGGGTCATGCGCTACCGCTGGTCGACGTCCCGGGACGAGCGCGTCCGGCCGATGCACCGGGAACTCGAGGGCCAGATCTTCTCCTGGTCCGACCCCCCGGTGACAACCCAGAAGGGGGAGCGGAACCACCCGGGAGGTGACATAAACTGCAGGTGCGTTGCTGTGGCCGTCCTGGACTTCGAGGAGTGATCGTGCTAGGTCGGGACCGTGCGAAAACGCGAGCAGGGTATGAACTGGTGCAGGCTCTCGACGCGTCTGGCCATCTATCACCGCGACGGATTCGCCTGCGTCTACTGCGGGGCCGGAGGCGAGGAGCACGGGACAGGGCTCACCCTGGACCACGTCCTACCGTGCGAACTGGGTGGGACGAATGCGCCTACCAACCTTGTGACGGCCTGTCTCTCGTGCAACAGCGCGAAGCAGGACTTGTCTATGCGGGGCTGGCTCGGGCGTCTTCGACGGCGCGGTCTCGACGCATCGAAGATCGGCGCCCGCGTGCGTCGCCAGACCCAGCGTCCGCTTGATCGGGCGGAGGGTCGCAGGCTGGTAGCGGCTCGCCGAACTGCGTAGCCCTTTACGCACCGCGAGCCCCGTGCTACGCCCCAGGTAGGACCATGGTTCTACGCTACGACACGGCGAGCGCGCTCGGCACGGTGACTCGGACGCCCCAGGGCGGGATCCGCGTCTCCGCGGCCGTCGCGCGCGTCGGGGTGCTCTCCTACCGCAACGCAGACGGGAGCGAGCGCCGGGAGCTGCGCCTCCCCGAGGACGTGTTCCACGCGGACAGCATGGCCAGCCTGGCCGGGGCCCCCGTGACCGACCTACACCCGCCCGAGATGGTGGGCCCGGGGAACTATCGCACGTTCGCGGCTGGGCACGTGGCCGAGGGCTCGGCCCGGCAGGAGGGCGACCTCCTCATGGCGGACCTCGTTGTCCAGGCCGGGGACGTGGCCGATCGCGTCCTGACGGGTGAGCGCAAGGACGTGTCCTGCGGCTACGTCTGCGACATCGAGGACTCCCCTGGGGTCTACCAGGGCGAGAAATACGACTACATTCAGCGGAACATCCGACAGAACCACGTCGCGCTCGGCCCCCCGGGCTGGGGCCGTTCCGGTTCGTCTGTGTCTCTGCGACTAGACTCCGCGGGGGATGGACTCCCGCCCGAGATGGAGGTGCCCACCGTGGCCGATACCTACGAGCGAATCGATGGGGTGGATTATCCCGTGGGCACCCCCCCACATCAGGCGGCGGTGACCCGTCGAGACGCCGCGATCACCGCGCTACAGGTGCGCGCCGACGCCGCCGAGGCGAAGGTCTCGCAGCTGCAAAAGCGCGTCGACGAGCTCGAGGAGGAGGTCAAGGACGCCGAGGCCTCGGCCGACCGCAAGGTCGAGCTATGCGCGTGGCGGACGGCCTGGGCGTCGAGGTGCCCGAGGGTGCCGACG